TGACGTAGTTACAGACCACCAACCAAGCGGTGTAATTGTTCTGTCTCTGTGGTTTATTTCTGCAACTCTTGTTTCATAACTGTATACCGCATCTTCTGTTGCTCTGAGGTTTTGTTTGTATTTGTCGAATGTTCTCATTTGTTTTTTTCTCCGTTTGTTTCTTGTTATACTCAGGAGGTCGGGAAAAGTTCCCAACCTCCCAAAGTTTTTTTATTTTATGAAAATAATCTTTTATCAAAGGTTACTAGATAATCAAATCTTCCAACCATAGCACCAAAAACTAATTGATTATCTTTGTTGGATTTGACTTCGTAAATACTATCTTTTTTTACGACATTAAATATTTTCTTTCCCTCTTTGGTTTTTGCATTTCTTAAAGACTTTAAAACATCTTGTACGTTCTTTTTGCTCCATTTTCTAGTTATCATATTATTATTTGTCATGTTAAAACTCCCGTTTTTTGGTTAAGACGGGGAATAAATCCCCGTTTCGGACATTTAGCCCTCGTCAGTTAACCTTGTATGCTTACCTCCCCATCCTTAATAACTGCATGAGGTGGTAATTTTTTAGCCTCTAAAAAATTGAGGGGTAGATTATCAATGTCATGAACGAATCTATAATCCCTTGAATTAACATAGGACACATGATACTTTAAAGAGTCAAAGTCCGAGTGAAAAATGGGTGTTGTTTTTAATTCCTTTTGTAGTCTTTTAATGATGTTTAAAACAACCTTTGCAGGGTAAAATTTGCCACTTTCTAAGCCGTATTGATCCCCGTCGTAAACGTCAGAAATTAAAACAGTATGACCGTCTCCCATTGGGAACGACTCAGAGAATTTTTTATAAATACTAATCTCTTCATTATCTTGAATTTCCTTTCTTAATATTATTAAATCAGTGCAATGCTCATTGTATTCGGTTTGTGTTTTGTATTTCATGTTTAAAACTCCATTTTTTTTTGGTTACTTAATACACGCCCAAAGTTTAAAAAAGTTTCATTTTATTTTTGGTGGGTGTGTGTGGTGGGTGTGGTGTACTCTAACATATATATAATACTTACTATATATAGAGACATTTAACTACACTTAAACACGCCCTTATTTTATTATTTATATATGCCCCGTTCCTAGTATTATATATGATATATTAATTATATATAGCTGTATCTTCACATATTGCTAGGTTTACAGTAATTATAGTATGAATTGTAATTTGTACCCGTCAACCCGTCGAAATGGATTTGATTTTTTCAACACAATTTTTCTAACGTAGAATCGGTTATGGGGGGTAGTGTGTGTAAATAAAAGAGACACACACATACTAATATTTTTTTTTGGAATTTTTTGGATTTTTTACTGGGCGGGTACTACAAAATACTAGGCGGGTACTATATATACTATATATACTACTTACTACTTACTATATATACTACTTACTATATATACTATAGTACTATATATATATAATATATATATAATATATACTATTATACTATATATACTATAGTACTATTATAAAAAACCTCAACAAACTAAACAAACTTAATTAAATATATATTATCTACCATTTAGATGTCAAGTGTTATTAAATTAAATCATGGAAAGAAACCGTACATTATATCAGAGGGCCAGAATGAATGACTTTCATATTGATAACGTCTATGAGAATCTAGAGCGTTGCCGTGAGATATCAAACGAGCTAAAGCTTACTGATCTCATAGACCCCACTTCAAAACAAATAGGTCTCCTATCCGAACTATTGTACCGCATGAAGAACATGCCAGAGTTAGAGATATTAGACCTAAACCTTCTGGACGATCAGGAACCAAACTGATTTGGCACTGACTCGCACCATAAAGGGAGTCAAGCACTATGCCTACGAATCAGAAGAAGAGTTTCGTAAGGCACATCCAGACACTCCATTGATTACTGATTGGAAACAGGCAGAAGAGGGAGACTGGTGCGTATCGGATGATGGTAAGATTGTTCAGATACTTAAAAAGGGGTCGTACATAGAAACAAAAAAAAGAAAGAGGGAAAACCCCTATATACGAACTGTTATTGGTATGTTTAACACAAATAGAGATACCTCCCTTGTGGGAACGGTTAAAGATGAAATATATAGATTCACAAAAAAAACAGACTATCAAACCAAGACCGGTGGTCATTTAACAGATGCCAAAAGAAACTTTGCAAAGTACATAGCACACGGCATGGAACCGGTAGAGGCATATCAAAAAGCCTTTCCAACTACAAAAAGTTTGGAGTATGCAGAAAAGAAGTCAACATTACTACTTAGAAACAAGACAGTGAGGCAAGCAGTGGATAAAGAAATAGAAAACTTAATGTCAGAAGTGGGTATTACAAAACGATACCTACTGGAAACAACTAAAGATGTTATTGACAAGATAGACGTTAGAGACAATGACAAGCTTAGAGCGATAGAAACCCTGATGAAGATATCTGGTTTACTGTCTACAGAAAAGAAAGTAGACTCTGTAGCACTGATACAGGAGTTTTCTGGCTTTAGTAGAGAAAAGCTACAGGCATTTGAACAGGGCATACTGCCTGAAAAGAAGAAAGAACTGTCTGAATGAGTTTTAATATTACCCCTCCACCATCAGAGATGGAAAAAAGAGATGAGGTATTAGCAAAAGCATATAGCAACCTTATCTACTTTGGTAGAGCGTTTCTACCTAATGACTTCCTCAAGAAGTCTGAATCAGCACCCTTCCACTACGAAATGGGAAAGAAAATGATAGATACAGCACCCGGTGCTCGTATCTGTAACATTATACCCAGAGGTCACGGTAAGTCAGTAGTAGCTAAAGCGGCTATCATGCATAAGCTATGCTTTGCCGCTGATGACCAGCAACACTTCATTGCATGGGTGTCAGAAGAACAATCACAGGCTATTGACCACCTGAAATACATTAGGTCACACTTTGAAAACAATAAAATGATACGCTACTACTTTGGAAACATGGATGGTGGTAGTGTAGGTAAACGCTGGACAGAAAAAGATTTGGTAACACCAAAGGGTGACAGGGTTATATCCAAAGGTACATCACAGAGACTTAGAGGTAGGGCAGAGGTAGATGTGCGTTATACTGGCATTGTACTGGATGACTTTGAATCTGAATTAAACACCAAAACGCCAGAAAGGCGTGCTGACATCAAGAAATGGATCGTATCCACAGTGTACCCTGCCTTAGAAGAAACACCGGGCAATGAGGGCTGGATATGGCTTTCTGGGACTATTGTACACTATGACTCCTATCTGCAAATGACCTATGATGGCTGGAAAAAGGCACAAGAGGACAAAAGAGAGTATCCTTGGGACGTAAATTTCTACAGGGCTATTGAAGATGGTAAACCGCTGTGGTCGTCTCAGTTCTCAAAAGAAAAGCTGGAAGCAAAGAAACGTGAGTTCATCGAAGCTGGATTGGTTAATAAGTTTGCTCAGGAGTACATGAATGATGCTAGAGATGTGTCTAGTGCATCATTTAAGATAGACAGAATACAGTATTACAACGGAAGGGTTGAATGTAAGAATAAATTTAACTACCTTATAGACGGTGATGATGCTATCCCAATCAATATCTACATGGGTGTTGACCTTGCGGCGACTGCCTCAGAGACTTCTGACTATCAAGTCATACTGGTCATGGGCATTGATTCCAGCAACAATAGATATGTACTGGAATATTTTCGTGAGCGTATACCAACATTCGATGTTCCCAAGGAGATTATCCGACTTGCGAACAAATATGCACCAGTACGCCGTGTCACGATTGAAACAGTTGCGGCACAGGAGATGGTTCGGGATATGGTTACGAGACTTTCCGCAAAAGAGAAAAGACTTCTTCCCGGCATATTTAAAGGCGTTAAGCCTCCATCTAGAATCAAAAAAGAAGATAGGCTGGAAACCAGTCTCGGCCCTCTTGTTAATTCTAAGAAGCTGTATCTACAAAGAGAAATGACAGAACTGGTAGATGAGTTCTTTGAACATCCAAAACCTAGAAACGATGATGTAATGGATGCATTGTACTATGCAGACTACTTTGCCAAACCACCAAAAAGCTCTAGAACTAAACGGGAAAGCCTGTTGAACGAACAGGAAACACCAACCAAACGCATTGCAAGAAAGACCTATAGCTGGATGACTGGTGCACGGGTTTAAATCTATTGCAACATTTATCATTTTATAGCTAACATAGCCTAGTAAAATATTCATGCCAAGATATTCAAAGAGATCAAAGGAAAGACTAGCAACATGCGATCAGCGGTTGCAAGACGTGTTTAATGAAGTGATTAAGCATGTGGATTGCTCTATTTTGGAAGGATATAGAAACAAGGAAAGGCAAAACAAACTATATGATGAAAAGCGTACTAAGGTCAAGTATCCTAATGGCAGGCATAACTCTAACCCTTCTAAAGCCGTTGACGTTACCCCTTATCCTGTGGATTGGGAAGACAGAGAACGACAAACCCTCTTTGCTGGGTTCGTTATTGGCATTGCTAGGGGCATGGGCCATAAGATAAGATGGGGCGGTAATTGGGATATGTATGAAGAGAAAGGGAGATGGGAAGTAAAAGATAACAGATTTGATGATTTTCCACACTTTGAGATAAAAGAATAATGCCCGGAACTACAGATACAGTAAAAGCAATACTAACCCCCGGAGAGTTTGTGATCCGTAAAGAGGCAGTAGACATGATAGGAGCACCCATGCTGAATATGATAAACAACATGCCGGAAAAAGGCGGTCACTCAAACATAGATAGTCTTATAGAAAAGGCTACAATGGCAAACATGAAAGGAATGTATGGCGGTGGCATGGTTCAAGCTGGGCCAAAGCCAATGGGAACCGGA